CATTGTATCTGAAAAAGAAAAACAAAGATTTAGAAAAAGGTTCTTGTAATTTGTGATTATATGTATTATAATTAATATTAAATAAGGAGTGAAAAAAATGACAAAATATAACGAAGAATTAACAGGTAGATTGAAAAAAATGGATATTAAAAAATATGAGGTATCAGATGAGATTGGTCTTAGCAATAACTCTCAATTTTCAGCGTTGTTGCGGTATGATCCAACACCTGAGTTTGAAAAGCAAGTAGAAGAAGCAATCGAACGACTACAAAATAAAAAGGCAGGTACAAAATAATGGGATTATTAGATGCAGTTAAAGAAATCAAAGAAAACAGAGTAAGCAACCAAACACTACCACTTGGAGATTACAGCGGAGAACTTGTCAAGATGTCAAGGGGCAACGTTGGTGATTATGAAGTTATCCGCATGCGGTATCAAGCTGAAAACGAAGCAGGTAGCAAGGGAATTCTTGAAGATACTATTTTCTTTGGCGACACAGAAGAAAAGACAGAAAAAGCAATTGGTAGTCGTGCTTTACCGTATTACGAAGCTGGTATTTTATCAACAAGCGCCATGCAAAAAGCAATGGAAAACATTGATGGGTTTATTGATTATTGGGTAAAACAAAGCAAAAGTGTTAACATTAAGTTAAAATTAACAGAAACGACAAGCAAAAAGAATGGTAATGTTTATCGCAATGTAAATATCATTAGCGTAGGTGATCCAAATAAAACTGAAAATAGTGATGATATTAATATTGATAACGAAGAGTTACCATTCTGAAAATAGGTGAAAATTAATGGACGAAAACAACGAGAAATGGTCAGTTCTTGGCCAACAATGGGTCAGAGAGAACAATGCATACTGCCCTACCTGTCACTTAAAATTAAGTGGCGAACGTTATTGCCATTCATGCAACACGAAGATACAATATCCTAATGAGGACGAATATGGGAATATTAACTCGAAAGGTAAACGTGTTGAGCGCTTCAAAAAGATTGACGCGTTTGGCGGCGCCATGCAAGAAGTAGGAACAAATATGGCGGGATGTGGCTGTATCATGGTAATCCTCATGATCCTCATGATCGTTTTGATGCTTTTCCTATAAAATCAGTATAAAAACTAGGGGCTGAAAAGCCCCTTTTATTTTAATCGTTAAGGAGGACTTTAAATGAGACCAATAGATATGACTGGTAAAAGATACGGAAAATTAGTTGCGATTAAAGTTGATAACTCTAAAAGAAAAATAGGTGATACTAAAAATTATTGGCTATTTAAATGCGATTGTGGCAACTATAAAATTATATCAGGCGCCGATGTCAGACAAGGAAAATCACAATCGTGCGGTTGTGGAGTTGTCGAATCTGATAAAAAGAGATTCACAAAACATGGTAACTCAAAAACTAAGTTGTATAATGTGTGGTCGGCTATGAAAAAGAGGTGTCAAAGCATTAACGACAAAGATTATGCTAATTACGGTAATCGCGGCATATGTGTTTGTGATGAGTGGCAAGAGTTTCAAAGCTTTAAAGATTGGTCGGTTGAAAATGGATACCGAGAAGGATTGTCGATTGATAGAATTGATGTAGACAGTGGATACAATCCTAATAATTGTAGATGGACAGACGATGTAACACAGGCTAATAATCGGACGAACAACCATAAAATAACTTTTGACGGTGAAACATTAACGTTGTCCGAGTGGAGTAAAAAAACAGGAATAAAATATAGTACGTTGTCAGCAAGAATAAATACTTATGGGTGGGACATAGAAAGGGCTTTAGGATATGTTTAAACTGTATGACTATCAAAAAAAGATGATTGATGATGCACGAAAATTAATGAAGTCAGGAATTAAGAACATTGCAATGATTGCCCCGCCAGGTGCAGGCAAGTCAGTTGTAATCGCCGAGATTGCTAGAATGACAACCAGCAATGGCAAGCGTGTATTATTCTTTGTCCATCGCCAGGAATTGGTGGATCAGATAAAAGAATCTTTAGTTCAGCAAAATGTATTGCCAAAATTATCAAGCGTCATGATGGTTGGTAAGGTAAAAAACCATATTAATGATTTACCAAATCCTGATTTAATCATTACCGATGAAGCACAACATGCACGGGCAAAAACGTATATTGATATTTTTAAGCATTGGCCTGACGTGCCGAGGTTGGGATTTTCAGGTAGTCTATGGCGTATGAGTGGGGCTGGATTTGATGACATCTATCAAGGGATTGTATATGGTCCAACTGTAAAATGGTTAATAGATCATAAACATTTAGCACCATTCACGTACTATGGAGCTAAATTGTTCGATGACAAAAAGCTAAAAAAAGCACACGGAGATTTTACAAAAGCGTCAATTAAAGAAGCAGCTACTGATACTATTTTTGGAGATATATATGATACATGGCACGACAAGGCTTCAGATCGCCGTACAATCGTTTATGCTTACAGCACCGAGCACAGTAAGGAAATAGCCGCAGAGTTTATTAAACACGGTGTAAAGGCCGCTCACGTCGATTCTAAGACACCAAAAGCCGAACGCTATAGGATAGTGGCTGCATTTCGCACTGGTGCGATACAAGTTTTGTGTAATTTTGCGCTGTTTGATGAAGGCTACAATGTGAAAGAATGTTCGTGCTGCGTGATTGCACGCCCAACTGCTTCTATGGTTTTTAATATCCAATCAACCATGCGTTGTATGCGATACTTACCAGGAAAGCAAGCAATTATCATTGACCATGCCGGTAATTACGTTAGATTCGGATTGCCTGACGACGAGCGCCAATGGAGTTTGACTGGACGTAATTCAAAAGGAAAGGTAGACGCACCGGATATTCATACTTGTCAGTATTGCTACCAAGTCTTTTACGAGTGGACAGTAGACAACCGTTGTCCGATTTGTGGTGAACTCAAGCCAGAAGCTGATCCACGCACGCCCGAAGGCAAAAAGAAGATTGAGCAGGCTAAAATGGTTGAGATAGCCAACCGTAAAGTTGAAAAGAGCGACAGTTTAATTTCTATCTACGAGCATTTCAAAGCGCGAAAGAAGCTGAATATTGGCAACGTTCACCGGCCAATCAATGCTGCAATTAGGGAAAAAGGTATATGCAGTAGTTACGAACTGAATGAGTTTGCAAAACATTTGGGAGTTAAAAAAAATTATCTTTTTAGGTTGTACAAACATAAGTATTAATAATAAACGAATGGGACGTGATTTCGTATGACGATTAAAACCAAGGAACAATCTATCCAAGACGCGATCAGAGTAAAACTTGCACAGGCAGGTTATGTTGTATTCAGAACAAACGTGGGCAAAGTAAAGACGGCCGACGGAAGGTGGTTCGATTCAGGATTGCCGACAGGGTTCCCAGACTTGGTCGGCTACAAGCCTGAAAATGGTAAAATCTTTTTTATTGAGGTGAAGACCGCCACAGGTAAGTGTCGTAAAGACCAAGTAGCGTTTGCAAATGGGCTACGTGATAAGAACGTAATTTATGGAGTATGCAGATCGGCAGAAGAGGCTGTTTCAATCGTGAAGAACGAATTGAAAAAACTGGATGATTAATTAAGAAAGTTGTTGACATTCTATGTTATAAGGTATATTATAAAATAGTAGTTAAGAAGGGGGATTTAAAAAATGGCAAGAAAAGAATATGTTCAAGTGTTGGTTTGGAAAGGCACAAATGATTTGATTAACCAGTTTGCAGAACACTATAATTTATCTAAAATTGAAGTAATTGATCAAGCAATTAAATTATTGATTGAGGAGCAATCATGTGGCAATTAGTTGGTGCTAAAAGTGGCGAAGAATATATGCAAAACGAGACTAAAGAAGCTTTATATCGTGCACTGATACAGAATTGGCCAACTAAGAATAAGGCTGTACGGGGCAAGTCATTTGGCGGTGCTAAATTAAGCAAGCCGATGCCGGAACCGATGATTATTAGGAGGATTAAGTGATGAAAAGTAATACGGGTGCTTATTTAGGAGGTGACAGCATGAATTATGTAATAGTCGGCGTAAAGTCGAAGGAGATTCTGCATGAGGCGCCACATAAGTCAGAGTTGAACAATTGGCGCTTGCAAAACGATGTGAATGAACCAACAATGATTATTCCGAAAGGAAAACTAGAACAAGCTTTAAAACCAGAATCGGTCGAAGAATTGCGTGATAAGTATTATGCAGTTGATTATTGGCAAAGACAACTTGAAGAGACTGTAAAGGCTTATCATGCACGCATCGCAGTCAAAACTAGACAGCTGATTGAGCAAGGTTATAAGCGTACCGATGTGATGGCTGAATTAGGCATAAACACTGGGTTACTCTCCAGAGTTCAATCTGAATATGGCATTCTGTTCAAAAGGAGATCACCTAGCACAGTTACGGAGAGACGCAAGAAGATGATTGAGCTATTGAAGTCTGGCATGTCAAAACAAGATGTTGCCAAAGCCGTTGGACGGTCAGTCGACGCGGTGCAAGAGGCTGCTAAGCTATATGGCTTTAAAATCCCACGTCAAAGATCACACTATTATGACATTCCACATCGCTTGATTAAAAATGGCGAGTCCATCGAATTTGAAAGCGCGAAGAAAACAGCGGAGTTTCTTAATATTTCAACGTACAAATTAAAATACGACATTGAAAATGGGCGAGAGATTGAAGGTTATAAGGTTATTAGATTAGAAAAGCAGGAGGTTTAAGTGATGAATGAAAAAGTGAAGTTACCAAAGTTTGTATGTGATTGGTTAGACCAGCACAAAGAGGAACTTTGTGGTTATCCAATGACAGATGTGTCTAAGTTAAGCAAAGAGCGCGATATTGTTGGTGATGTTAAGTTTTGGTTGCTTAGCGATACAAATACTCAATGGAAGCTAATTGACGCCCTGCGCTACGGCTATGAGGCTGAGCCTGAACCACGATGGGGGATTAAAGCGGGTAATTACTATATGAATGACGCATGTCATGATAGTTTTTCAAATGATATTGACGAAGGTTTCGTTTTCTACAACAAAAGTGCAGCAGAAGGCAGAGTTGATATGCTTGGCTTCGGCGAAGTGGTGGATTTGAACAAGGTGGGCAAGGCTGATGACTAGAACAATCAGAGACATTTACGAATATCGAGAAGGCAAATATAGCGTCCTTTCTTCAAGTCAATTCCACGTTAATTTAGATGAGCCAATTACAGATCAAGAATATGAAAGACGATGTCGTGCTATTGATGCAGTTAAATCTATTTTTGACACAGAATTTTCAGATAAGGACGGTGGCCAAGATGATTCTGCCGAATGAAACGCCGATTGTGGCGTACAAAGTCATGAAACAATCTAACGGATTTATTTATAGCGAAGATTCAAAAATTTATAAGCGTAAAGGTGATGCAATCAAGCGTCGAGATCGTTTAAATACATTGGAAGATTGTACTGATTATAAGATCGCTGGTGCTTATGGTTGGGTAGAAGTTGATGATTAGCAACGAATGGTTGCAGTTAGAATTGATTAGCATTTGAAGATTAATGCATAATCGTCAAACATGAACGAATAATCAAATGTAAGTGGTTGTTACATTATCCGTAATAACCAGTGGTTATTTCCAATTTGGAAACAACCACTAATCGAATTGTTTCAAAAAATGCAACAGTTTCCAAAATGGAAATAGTTCAAAAGTAAATCAAAAGTAAGAATGCTGACATATCAAGCTATACAGACGTAATCAAAAGTAAATCAAAATAAAAAGACCGCATTAGCAGTCGAAGGAGGAGTGATAGGCATGAATGAAACGCTATACAACTTTTTCTTAGTTGACATTGAGGGCAAAACGACCGAAGAAATCAACGATTTTCTAAAAAATGATAATAATCCATCTGAAATTGTTGATGTACAGCCAGTTGGCAATCGGTTATTGATTAAGCGTGAATCGTTGCTTAGCAGACAAGGTAGGATTGCGGCACGTGTTAGTTTTAGCGGTGCTGCACGATAGGAGGATTAACATGCGAGAGATTAAGTTTAGAGCGTGGGATAAAGTTAGGAAAATAATAGTAAATGTCGTGATGTTGAGCTTTGAACAAGATGTTTTGGGGTTTGATGATAGTGATGCTATTGAATACGGAAACACACGAGACTTCGAGTTAATGCAATACACATGCTTAAAAGACGTACGCGGAGTCGAGATTTATGAATGGGATATTGTCGAGGGTGGTATTGAAGGGAGAAGGAGTTTAATCGAAATGAGCTCATACGAGTGGCTAAAACAAGCGTTAGAGGACGAATTTAATAAAACGTACTGCAATTATAAAATAATTGGCAACAAATTTCAGAATCCGGAATTGTTGGAGGGATAGCATGGATATATTAAAGAAGATTTTATATATCGCGTGTGTTCCAATAGCTGTTTTAGATTTCGCCGCGGCCATCATGGTGTTTGTTAATAATAGAGATTGGGTTAATATCGCTTTGTTTATTATG